AAGCACACCTTTATTATTAATAATAATGACATGAAGACTTCCTCTAAACTATTTGGAGGCTCTCATATTTTACACTTATCATCTACTGAAGAAAAAAAGGATATTCTTAATCACTTACATATCAATACTCAACTTAAATTACCTGAAAAATCAAGGCAAATGAAGCTATTAAGTAATAACAATATTCCTATTCTGAAAAATGGGTACTATGCCATGGCTGTACCAGAAGATCTTGATATCTTCTTGTATTTCACAAAATATAAGGGGGTTAATAGATGCTTTCTAATATGTCGTCAGTTAGGACCAGGTTATACACAGCCCAAAATTTTATTGCTTTTTCCAAACTGTACTGATTCAAGTATATATTCAGAAACATTGATTGAAGCAACCAGAATTTATGCCACAGATAATCGTTTCGCCATTCTTATGACAGATATTCAATGGTTTAAAGGTGAAAAGGTATCTTCTAAAAATTTAATTGAAAGGTTACAATGCTTAGGAGAATTTATGAAGGATAACTTCAAAGAAGACCTAAATCAGTTTCCTTTTAGACTACAAATCACTACACCATACGAACATCTAAATCTATTAGAACAACGTCTATCTAATTTGCCATATAAAGTAAATCGTATTATCTTTGTTCCACCATATAAAAAACAAAGTTCTATACTTTATTATCCACTAAGTAAATCATAAACTTGTCAATTTAGATATTCTTTTGTCTATTTGTTCCCCTATTTCGTCTCTATCTAAATGAATATCTTCAAATATTACATCGTAATTAGAATGATGTAACAAATCTTCAAACAATACAACGTCTCTAAAGAAACCATTTTTTTGCTTCACTTTTACTGTTAAATAATAAGACCTTGACGCCGGATCTATTTGTACAGTAGAAGCCGATAAACATTCAGGTATAATTAGATGTTTTCTGCTTTTTGGATGCTTATTTTTTGTTGAATAATTTAATATTCTATCATCATTTATCACCCTTTTTATTAAATCATATTCGTACAATATCGGTTGAATACATATTGTTTGTGGTATAGGTTCCGTTTTTGATACATCAATTGTTACATTATTTCCAAATAATCCTATGCTACAGCCATTCAAATTTGTTGCTATTGTTTTTACAGTTATTTCAAGTTCATAACTTGAAAAATTTGCAAATATTACATTTGTTCCAGTTGAATATCTTAACTTCTTAAACATCCTCCGCTTTAGCAATGTACACGAACCCAAATGTGTTAATGGTGAATTACTAAAAATACAGGGCATACATGAATTGCGAAACCTATTTCTTTTTCTTGAATGATAATAATCCTTTAAAAAACTATATATTGTTGGATCTATTGGCCTATACCAATCCAAATTATCCTCCTTCTCATCAACATCCAATTCCTCTATCTCTTCTTCCGAACTTTCATCCATTAGCTATTATCTAATTTTAATTAAGTTCTAATTCGTTAATCATAATCATATGTTTAAAACCATTCTTCTTACTTTTACGTTTACAAATGCTTTATCCGGAATTAATAAACTTCATAATCCTATTATACGATGTACACACAAGGGACACAAACCAAAAGCTCTTTTATTTGAAGGTGGTGGTACATTAGGAATTATTTATGGTGGAGTTGTAAAACGATTAGAAGAATCGGGTATTACCAATAACGTTAACTTATATGCCGGAACGTCCGTTGGTTCACATGCAGCCGCATTGTTAGCATTTGGATATACTGGTAATGAGTTAATAGAGGCAATTAAGAATATGCCACTTAGAAACTTTCTTGATGGAAAAAAAGGATTTTTTCCAAGAATTATCAGACTGTTCAAAAATTATGGATATTTTAGAGGAAAAACTACAGAAATTTACTTAGAAAAATTATTTACTGCAAAATATGGTATTGAAAAATGCTCTATGCAACAACTCCATGATTTAACTGGTAATGAACTTAGAGTTGGCGTTTGTAATGTTATTACACGAAAATATGAAATGATAGATAGACATAGTCACCCTAATATGCCAGTTAGTATCGCTTGTAGAGCATCCTCCGCAGTTCCTTTATTCTTTGAACCCGTTTCTTGGCATAATGATATGTATGTAGATGGCGGACTTAATGCTAATCTTCCCGCAGATGCTTTCCCTAAAACACCAGCGCTTGCTTGTAATTTAGTTAGTATTTATGACGATAACACTACTTTCTCATATAGACCCAGAAATTTACTTCAATATATTAGAGCAATTATTAATATCATCTTTTATGCTTCTCAGGAAAAACACGGAAGAATTGTAGAAGGCGGTGAAACAGACTGTATAGATATAGTATATCCACATCATGTAGGACCATATGATTTCAAAATGTCAGAACAACAAAAAGATGAACTTATTCAAGTCGGCATTAATGCTGTTGATAAATATCTGAATATTGTTTCCAATTCTTATTCAAAAAGAACTTTCGAACTTGACTTTTAAGCTTTTACTTTTTTACACATTTCATCCATTGGATGTTATCTTGGTCGATGCCGGCGGCGCCATCGGATTCAATAATGTCGCGAACGTCCCCTGTATCCATCGTCGAGCCGCCGTCGTCAAGCAGTTTTCTGGCGAAACGGACGTGTTGGCTTTTGGATGGAAGACATTTCGACTTACGCATGCCACAGCCAGCCATTGCATTAGCCCACGCTCCTCCATGATCCTTATCGGCCAAGACATCGGGGGCCGAACCCCATAGTTGACCGATCTGTCCGTCAGACATAACAAAAGTTTTCCTGTCGCCAAATCCAGGGTCGCCGCCGGAGATGGATTCTGCCTTACATGAATCCCCAGCATATGGATTTGAGGAGAAGGCGTCCGAGCCGCGAGCGCCGCCTGAACCTGAACCGGAACCTGAGTCAGAGCCAGAACCTGAACCTGAACTACTGGGCGACGCAGGTGACGAGGGCGACGCAGGTGACGAGGGCGATGATGGACCAGGCGATGATGGACCAGGCGATGATGGACCAGGCGATGATGAACCAGATGATGATGGAGTGAAACTTTCATAGCTTGAAGAGAAAACACACCATAATATTATTATTGACAGTAATATCAAAGCTGAATAAGTTATACAGGTGACAGTCTTTATCATGGGGCTGATTTTCATTAATGTAATCAATATTATTTTTCTAATTTAACAATTATTATTGTTCTTGTCCACATTGTTGATTCGATTGTTCACATTCTCTTCTTGAAGAATTGAATATACAATCATACATTTCACCATATCCATCAATTACATAATGTCTGTTACAATCATCGGTATCAGTATCTGCTTTACTACACTTGCGAATTTCTTCTCTGCCATTACAATTGTTATAAGCCGCAGCCCTATTTGCTTGATTACGCCAGTTATCTTCACTTGGTGGAGATGGAGGTGGAGATGGAGGAGATATATAAACTGGAGCAGCAGTGGGAGCAGGAGTGGGGGCAGGAGTGGGGGCAGGAGTGGGGGCAGGAGTGGGAGCAGGAACAACTTGTATTACAGGTTGTGGTGCTTGTTGTATTACAGGTTGTGGTAATACTGGAGCCTGAGTTTGTATTATTGGTTGTGCAGCAGGTTGTTGTACAACTGTAGGAGTACTACCACAACTCCTTCCAGCAATACGCTTCATTTCTTCTAAAGCTCTCATTGCTTTGTCGGCAGCAGTATTTGCCTTACCAGTACTACAATGCGTATCTAACAATTCTCTTTTCAAATCTTGTAAATTTACTTTTACATTCACAGGTATGTCTACAGGTGAGGGTTTTGCTTTTACTAATTTTTTCATGATACTATCCTTCTCAGCTGGATGAAAAGATTCGGATATAGAACAAGTTGAAAAAAACATACAGATTAATACTATTGCTATAAGTCCTAAACAAAGATACTTAAACCATTTTTTTTGAAGTTTAGACATTGCTTTATTCATTATTTTATTGATTATTTTATACGAGAATTCGGTATCATAAATTTTATAAAAATGAATAAGCATTTTAGAATAAATATACACTAAGATGAAGTGGTGTATGTTAACAAAAGATGATGAGTCTATAATTTCAGTAAATCGTATGAAAAGCACTTCCAAAGTATCAACCAGAGAGGATTGTATAAAATTTATACACAAAAAGAACCAAAATAAGGGTAAAATCCAATCAATTCAGCTGAAAGGTCCTTACAAAAGTAAGGACATATTAAAGTGGGTAGTTTATTATGAATTGCCTTTGAATAAAAATCATTTGAATACAGAATGGCAGCTAGTTTGTCCAGATGGTGGAGTTTTGAAAGTATACAATGGGGCTGTTTTAATTTATACGAAAGAAACATCAGAATCAAATGATACTTTTCCTTTGATTTTAGACACAGAAGATATTGATATTAAGTTTGGATTAGATTGGAAAGTGAAAAAATCGATTGATATTTGTAATATCAATTCAAAAGAAGACATAGCTGAAGAAGACGAAGATGAGGATGAAGAGACTGAAAATGTATTAAATAATTTAGATAATGAAGAAGAATTGATTGATGATACTTTTGATATTCCAAACAATAGTACAACTGATATTGAGACGAATGTTATAGAACTAAAGGACGACCTGAAAAACAAGACAACAAATCTTAGTTATGAGAAATATGATTATGATTCGGACATAATACCACTACATCCAATGAAGAAAAAAATCAAACCTGTTCATTGCTGACATATGAATTATGACGGTCTATTAAAAATTGAGGAATTACTGGGGCGGTAGTATTAAGCATATCAAATCTCATTCTTGTTTGAGTGCAAAATACATCCGCTTGAATACGGAATCTTTTATTTTTAAATAACTCTGACTCAATAGATGTTTGTAATTCACCATATCTTGCAGAATGGTTAAAATGTCTTTCTTTTTTTGCTGCAAAACTGAAAAAAGAATCGACGCCACCAAGGATTGCAACAATAACAAATGCTCCCATATTAACATATTTTATCCATGTTGTATGTGAAAATACAGAAGATATTGGTGCCATTACTGCAGGAATTATAATTGCAGGTAAACCCCATCGTTTTCTCATATTTTTGTAATAATAACCAGATTTATCATGTAATATTTGTGAATATTTAATTTGTTTACTCCATGCAAGTATTAATTCTTCTCCTTTATGAGTCCATGGTTCTTCCAGTCTTTTGCTGTTATCTAATGATGAAACTTGTGATGAAACTTGCGATGAAACTTGTGATGGAGAAGATCTACATATTGAATTTGATTCACATTCCGCCATGTGTGCGTGTTTTATAATATATGTTTAAAATATATGACATATTCTAACGAAAATAGAAATGCTGGTCGTTATAATCTCCGCGGAATTGAGAAACGCGATGAATTTGATGATGAACAAAAGGCAATACAAAGTCAGTTTGCTTCAAGACATTCCAGTCAACTTGGTAAGGCTTCCGCTGCCGAAGGTGTTGATGGAGAGTGGATTGAAGATAAAAACAAAGTTATTGAGTTAAATAGAGACATACGTATACGCCGCAAAAATTTTGATACATATAAAAATGCTATAGAGGTTGAAAAAACACTATACAATCGCGAACGCCATACAACTATATTACTTGGATGTATGAATGCCGCAGCTATAGGTGGTTGTTTATATGTTTGGTTAATGTAAATTTATTTTTCAGGAACACAATATCTATAAACGATATGTTCTCCAGCACTCATGCTTGGTCTAGTAATTTTACACATTTCACCAGGGCGTAATCCAATAAACATAGCTACGGGATCTGTATCAAATATTTTTGGTAGATTCTCTAAAGACTCAATATGTAATGAATCAAGAAAGTCTTTTAAGTAAACTTC